TTTTTTCATGAGAACTTCTAGTATATCAAAGTTCGCAAGTCAATATCTACATAAAAATTAAAATAAATTACTTGACTTTTAACAAAGAATATTCCCACCGTACTTTTGGCACAGCTGTTTGCACTTTAGCTCTGCCTCTAGACTTTCTTGACCACTCTCCTCCTTCACTTGTATTAGCAGGAGTCCAATTAGCTGCTTTATAAATAGTCCCTAAATGCACCTCTGTGTCTTGGTACGATATTAATTTTTCTATCTCAGGAAACTTTTCTTTGATTGCTTTAGCCATTTTAGCCATGACATATGTTGCGGTATTCTTAGGACAATGTTTGCTCAGGGCTAGTCTCCTGAGTTCTAGTAATATTTTATTACTTAACATACGAGCTACGGGTGAAGACCAGATGCCAACACCGACAACTGCCTCATCAATCATAAATAAAAAACAAATATATTTTTTAGATCGCCATACATTACTAGGATGTAGTTTAGGTAGTCTTGAGTGCCATAGCTCGTTTAATTTACAAGCGACAGCTGCCGAAGTCTCCCGTATTTCTATGTTCAAGTTATTTCTTTTTTGCTCAATAACCATTGACCAGGGATCACTTGAACCCTGCCCACGTCATTATCCATTTTATCCGAACCAATATCCGCTGCCAAAATGATGTACTCTTCTGTTTCTGCGAGAACATATCCCACAGAAAGAACTTCGGGAGGCCTAATTTTGAGGGCATCATTTAGACTATGCCAACCACTTTCTTTTTCACCGACCATAATGCCACCTTCCATTACCTTGGGCCACCAATTGTAAACATCCTCTTCAACTGCCTCCATTGTATGATCTCCGTCAATAATGACTGCCGCTACTGAATTATCCTCAAAAGACTTAATAAGATCAGGGTTATCTGACCTTGACTGATATGCGATCACTCTTCCGTCGTCCATATATTCTCTTAGATTTTCTTCAAATTGATCGTACATGGATCGTAAATCTACACTTGCGTGTTCCATGCCAGAGCCTAGAAAAGTATCTATAGCGTGAACTTTGACATTGTGTTTACCTGCGTAGTCTAATCCGTCTAGTAGAAATCTTGTAGATCTTCCCGTAAAACAACCAATCTCCACGATCGACTGACCATCGTCCACATATTTTATAATGTTTGCATATGCGTCATGCATATTAAACCAACCCGGTATATCTAAATATTTATACATTTACTTCTTCATACTCCTTCTCTTGTTCATAAAATGTTTCTGCTCTATCTATTTCGTCATAAAAATTAATTTTTTTAGCGTCACAGAAATGTCTTAGATCGCAAATGACATCTGCCACACGATAGTATTCATCTTCACTATCTTTACCTCTAAGTCCTAAAATACTTTTTATTTTTTTTACTCTGTCTTTGTTGTTCATTTTTTAATTTCCCTTCTTTATACGAGTGGTAATTGCAGGGTGTTTATGCCCTTCAAAATCCACGTTTAAAACATTTGAATCATGTCTTACACACCATGCTTGAAATCCGTGAACTGTCCAACCGATTTCAAGTCTGGCATTTTCTCTTGGTGAAACTCCTTGAGGTAGTTCGTCCATGCATTGTTTACAATGTAGAAACATTTGTATTTGATTTTTTTCATCAATCATTTAAAACCTCACGTCCTTAATTTTTTTCCACCATTCGAACTCAATCAATGGCACTTTCGTCCAACCGTGTTTTTCTTTTAACAGTTTTATTATGTGATCGTAGTTGTATGTCATACTTTAACCTCCTTACATTGTATGTTTAAAAACTCTGCTATGTCTGAAAACTCATACTCCAGCTGCTCGACTCTTCTTTCACATACTTGTTGACTCTTCACTTCCTCTTGTGAAAAAACACACTCAGTTATCCCTTCATTGGGTAAACAAAGTTGTAACAATATAATTACTTTCTCCATTATTCTTCTCTCTCCTTTTTAACTACTGTTCTTTCTATATACTTTAATCCAGGCAACACAGTCCCTTCGTGTTCGATACCCATTCTCTCAACTATATCTACTAGAGTATGTATAGTCAAAGGGTAGGGGAGCCTGGCTACAAAAGAATCGTCTTTGACAACTCTCTTTTTTTTAGGCTTTTTAAATTGTATTATCTTTTCACTCATGTTTTACAATCGAGTCTATTTCTTCTTCACTCGCCTCATCTCTTTTGTCTAAAACATACTTGTCGTTGTATGGTTGACCGGGATCTTCGACCTTTGGTAAATCTAAAAATAATTCTGCATGAGTTACATCAGGGTTTTCATCCTGAGACGTAACCTCTATTTCTAGATGCCCATGCTCTTGAATGTATCTTTGAATATAGGGTAGAATATTTTTCTTATCCCCAATAAAAGTTTTTGAAAAGCTCATGCCACTTTTATTACGAGGATCTATCTTTACTGTGATATCCATCGTCCTCCATTACCTCTAATTCTGATTTCCTGAACTCCAATGTGCCTTCGTCATAATCCTCAATCCACATTTCTGCGTCATCATCTTTAATAACAACTTTGCTTCCGTAATCTCTTACAATTACTCCTGTTATATCTTGGTCTATAACTTTTACTCTGTCATTAATTTTCATCTTCTTCCTCCATTTTTTCTGGAACTCTGATTGTTCGTCTCCCAAGTTCCTTTACAATATGTTTCTCTATCTCTTTCAGCTGCTCTACTGACATTTCGTCTAGAGAGTTTTTAGTTGCTTGTACTAATCTATTTACGTGTTGTTCTTCCATAATAAACCTCTTTCTGTATGTTATATATAATAATATAGAGATTTATATAAGAATGTCAATGCCCAAGGTCAACTGATTACTATGAAAAGAAGGAGGAAAGTAAGTATAGGTTCGGAAAGGAGACGAACCACTAACCAATGACCATGGACAAAGAATAAGATACCTTAAAGAAGAATATTTTCAAAATAAAAAAATATTTTTTAAAATATTTCAAATCTCACTCTTTCATTCTTCGACAAGCTATTATCAAAGTATATCAACAATAGTAGACAAATTATTCATTCTTTCAGTCATTCTTCGAAAGAATAACATATTCTTCTGAGGGGGGTCGCAGATCTATTTTGTATATATTTTTTATTTGATTTGGTAAAATTTCTTCTTTATAGAGGATTAATATGAAATTTAGAAGTCCAGGTGACCCCATAGTTTTAACAAAAGAACTTGCAGAAATGCGAGATGAATTAACACCAAAGCAGATAGCTTTTGCAGAACACCTAGTAGCTCAAGAGAATAGAAAGACTGCAACAGAATGTGCAATCCTAGCAGGATATGCAGAAAACTCTGCAAGAATAACTGCATCAAAACTACAAAGTCCAAAAGAGTTTCCTAAAGTTCACGCCTACATTAGAGCGTTGCAGGAAGATCTCTGGAATAAATACAAGATATCCCCTGCTACACATATGCGTAGACTTCACGAGATAGGGCTTCGTGCAGAGAATCCTACAACTAATGATGTCAATGATTTTGAAATGAAACCAGACTTGAAAACTGCTTTGGCAGCAGAGATAAGTAGAGGCAAGGCAGCTGGTTACTATGAGAAAAAAGAGAAACAATCTGGTAAAGGTATTGATAGTCTGTCCTTGGAAGAGGTAGATAACTTGTTGAAACAAATGCGCAAAGAAGTTATCATTGAACACAAGGATATGAGAATTGAACCCAAGACAGTACAAGGCAACGATAAGCCTAAACAAAGCGATAAACAAATTTCTT